AATGATTGTAACTTCTACGCCTGGGGAAACTAGTGCCATGTGTCTGTTCCTTTAAATAAAAAAGTGCTATTCATATTTAGCGGCAGGCATCAAAACCACCGTCTAACCTTGCCCTTACGTAAGGTTTTACACTAAATATCTGCATGTCTAGACCCATTTGCAAGGCCTGCGCCAAGAATCCAGCTGCCATTAACTGTCATCGCAACGATCGAGTATACTATCGCAGTAGATGTGATGCTTGTATTCGCAAAGGACGCAAACAAAAACCAGCTGTGCCTCGATGGCAGTCAGCTGGCTATAAGAAAAAAATGGTCTGTGATCGCTGTGGATTCAGAGCAAAAAGCACTGCACAAATACTGGTGTATCACATGGACGGCAATCTCAACAATTCAGAACTTCGCAATTTAAAAAGTGTTTGCTTGAACTGTAGTATCGAAGTTACTCGAAGCGACTTGCCTTGGCGGCGCGGAGATCTTGAAGAAGATCGTTGACCTGTTTGTACAGCTGATCCAAGGTAGCATTGTTGTCCAACACTGCATCAAACTCTGTACCAACCCAGGCAGTTTCACTGGCATGTACATCAGGATATGCTGTTTTCATATGATCAAACGATCCGCCGTTGGATTCAACTGCAAGATCATACCACTCGGGCTCGGGCCCACGCACTACTCTTAACACAATGCCACCTTGATTTCTAATGGCTTTGATTTCGTTGGGGAAACGGCAGTCTGAAATTACCACATCATCCGAACTGTTTCGTAGTTTGTTTTCCAAACTGGCAATCCAAATATCATCATGGAACCCACGACGACAAACTTCTGTGCCCCAATACTGTAGAATCCAGCGGGGAGTTACTGCACGATCCAGCCGTTTACTCCACCAAGGGTCCACTTGTTCGCGCCACTCACGGGCTTGTTTTGTACGGCCTTCCAGCATGGTTCTGTCCCAGCCAAACACAGCCGCTACTGCGTCTTTGAGTGTGTTGGCAAAACTTTCTCTACGAAATTCATGGATGTTTACTAGATAGTCAGCAATGGTATCTTTGCCCGATCCAATAAATCCACATACTCCAATGATCATCTCAGTTCCTTTATGTTTAAATGTCGTAGTGTGTCTTGTAACATATCAATCTGTCTCTTGCAATCTTCTAGTGCATGATGGCTTGTGGGTGGTTTGGGCAACTCGGGCCATAGTCCGTACACTGTTCTAGCATCGCGCACATTGTAAAATTGCCATGGTATAGGCTTGTTATAGCTTTTATAGGCATGTTCGAGTATGTTCATGTCGTAGGTTGGACCATTGGCCCAGATTCGCCGAGCATGCCAGGCCAGTTTTCCCAGTTGGTCAAGAGCTTGATCCAAAGGCACACGATTGTCTTCGCCAAATGCTTCATCACGTGCGGCGGCTGGCTGTGTGGCCCACCAGTCAATGGTACTCTGTTGTATGCTACGATTTTCTTGGCTTTCTAGTTCTATTCGAGCATAGAAGTATTGCTCATGATAGCCTGAGCCCATGGGGTCAAACCCCTGTGCGGCGATTGTTAAAATAGTAGTATCTGGACCGGTGCCCAAACCTTCAATGTCTATCATAAGATCCATGCTATGATTATAGCATGAATTTAGTTTAATTCAAAGAGGGGATTTAGCCTATGACAAAAGTAAGTGGCTGACTGCCGTCCACATAGAGTTTGAGTTCTTCAATTTTGATATCCATCTGAGCCTGTGCTTCGGCTTTGAGTGCGGCACCGTTTAAGCTGGTACCACCTTGTGGTCCAGCAATTTGAGCAAACTTTTCACGAGCTTCACCAATGATCATTTTACTGGCCGCCACCATGTAGTCACGAACCCATTGACTGATTTGGTAATCGCTGAGTAGTGCTATATCTGGTTTGAGCTGATATACCCAAAGCAGAACAGTTTCCCCTGAGCCCTTGGGATCACGCATGAGCTGTATTTGTTTGGTCACTGGATTCCAGGTATAGTTTATATAACCACCAAACATACGAGCGGCAAGTTCCACATATTGTGTGTAAAAATCATAGGTAGCAAGTCCACCAGCTGAACTATAATTCATAAGATAGGTGTTTATAGTAGCCGAACTAAACGGGTCAAAACTGGTTGAGTATGGGCCTTGAGAATTGCCAATGGTTCTGCGAAACACTTCTCGAACGCTTTGTACTTCTTGTGGCAATGTGTACACATTGCGATCATCTTGTAGCTCTAGAAAAATATAGCATTCTTCATAGGCATTGTTTGCACGTTGACGATAGGTGCCCATGGTGCGTCGATAAGCGGCTTCATAGTGAGCAGGATCTAGTTCAAGATCAACTATCTGATCGCCCAAAGTTAGGCGAACATACTCAATGAGATTTTGTTTAAGTGTGTCTAAAGTTGATTCGTTTTGATCTGGCATTGGGACTCCTGTCCCAGTATTTAGTAGGCTTTGAGTATGAGCAGGTTCTCGTTGCCGCGACCGTTGAATTTGACTTCTGTGGATTTGATGTCTTTGAAATACTTGCGCTGTGCAGGTTTTCCGCCGGCCAACAGTGCTTTGAGTTGTTCTGCCGGCTTTCTCAAAGTCTTTTGCATGGTATTCATAGTATCAAACCCTACCACAGCTGAACCCTTGATGGTGAACGTGCCTATGTGCGTGTCTGCTACCACGTGAATAAGTTTGCGTTTTTTAGTATCGTACAACCAAGCTTCGCTGGCGCCCACCAATTTTGCCGGAGGATCTGATGCCAGTTTGAGTTCTGCAAAGTCTTTGAGAAACTTGAACTTGGATGCAATTTTTTCTGGACTCACTGCTTTTTTAGCTCTAGGCTTGCGTTCCACTTTCTTAATTTGAACATAGGCGCCACAGTCGTTGATCACTTGCTCGGCAAACTTGGCCAGATTTTTCATTTGGATTTTGCTGAAGTTTGAATACCCTTCAACTAACTGTGCATCTTTGCCTTCAATCACTTCTTCAAACTCTGCCAGTTTCTTTTTCCATTCGTCAGCAATGCTACTGACCATTTGCGGTGCAACGTTCATTCCACGAATGGTGGCAATGGGTTTCCAACTGGCTGTCATTTTAGCACCGTCAGCAACAAAGTCGTCAAACATGCCATCAATCTCGCCGGCACACTCGCTGACTTTTTCACGCAGTCGATCTTGAATTGTAACACGAGCCGTTTCTGCTTGTTGTTCTGCGTGTGCATCAACCGATGCTTGTTCGCGAACTGACAGCTTCTTGGTGGGCTTGTGTTTGGTCAACACGTCAGACACTGTGTTTTCAATGTACAACAACTCATGTTCTGTGAGCTCTAGTCCCATGGTATTCATTCGACACATCCAACCCAGTGTGCTGGGTACGCCCTGCTCTGGAACACTGCGAAATGCTTTGAGATTTTTATCTTCGTGTCGGTCCAGCCAGTCTGCCACAAACTCTTTGACTTCTTTCTTGCCAAGATAATAATTGTACCAGTTAAATGCATTGCTCAAACGGCCAACACGACGTTCTGATTCGGGCTGAAATTTCCATGTGGGTTCTTCGCCCAGATATTTGGTATCTGCGGATCGAATGTGCATGGGCTTGGCGGGTTTGTGTGTTTGCGCAGTGGTCATATCAGTCCTTTTTCATCAATGTTGCAAGTATAACATGGCTTTCAAAATTCTTCAAGGCCTCTTCAGCCTGTTGCATGATTTCCACATACTTACCTGTGGCTTTTTTGCGACGGCGGCATTCAACCATTTCAATGCTGGCTAGGCGCAACAAACTCTGCACCGCACGATACATAGTCCAAAGCTCTTTTACTCCAAAATGTAGCTTTAATGCCTGAGCGTGTGCTTGATCCAAGCGGTCAGAAAAGTCTTGCCAAATTTCCAGTTTCATATAGTATTTTAGCAGTTTTGAATTTTCTGGTCAACCTACCCATAAATACTGGACTATGCCAAGATTAAGTCTTTATCGCCCAAACCGACAAAACGATTACAAGTTTATTGACCGTACCATAGCTGAAATGTACACAGTGGGTGGGTTGGATATCTATGTCCACAAATACCTAGGGCCAAAACCACACGGCGATGACTCAAGTTCACAGACCGGTGGCACACAAGATGCCACCCAACCAGCATACAGTTATGAGAATCCACTGTTTGTTGAAGATCTACTGTTGATTGAAAACAGAGATCGCGCCTACAGTTCCAATGTGTATGTCATGCGTGGTGTTTACAATCAACAGGACATTGACTTTGACTTGACTCAGTTTGGATTGTTCTTAAACAACGACACACTGTTTATTACGTTTCACTACAACGACATGATTGACATCATAGGCCGTAAACTCATGGCCGGCGATGTACTGGAATTTCCCAAT